ACAGCCGCAAGGAAGGCTCTTACCCAAGATCCTGACATCTTTTTCAATTCGTACATCACTAGCTCCTAACATAGGTATCTGAAAAAAAGCACCATCATCGTCAGCCTTTTTCGTAAAGCTGATATGCGCGTGCTTAGTATGTTTGTTAGCCCCTGTGTATTTACGCCACTTCCATCCAAGGATAGGAGAGGCAATTCTGCCGTTGAAAATGATGTAAGCAATTCTTTTCTTGCGATCAGACTTTGCATACTTTCGAATCTCATCTGCAAGATCTGGCATGATCTCTGGCTTGGATTTGCCGGAGAGATCAGCGTCCACATCGATAGCACGAACGATTCCTTCATCAGGGATATGATCAGAAGGCTTGCCAGAACGCATGTGCCTTGTATCGGCGATCCAACCGTCAGACGCACGATCACGCTCTGGGAAGGAATCATCGATCTGCTCACGAAGTTGGCTTGCAGCCTTACTTAATCTTGGTTTCATCCAAGTAAAAGCGCAGCTTCTTCTGCTGAAATGCCCAGCTTCTCAAGTAGCGCAGCCTTAGCCTCAGCCTTAGTTGCTGCTTCTGCTTCTGCCGCTAGGCGATCTTCTTCTGCCTGTGCTGCTGCTGCTTCATTGGCTGCAATTTCATCGGTTGTCAATGGACGCTCGATGACCTCGCCTGTTTCGCAGTTGATTTCGATTGCTGTTGTCATTTTTGCTCCTTATGAGTTCTTGATGCCGTATAGATAGAAGGATGAGGTTGATACAAAAGTATCTCCGCTTGCGGTTAAAGTTACTGAAGTGATTGCAGAAGTAATGTTAGAAAGACCAGCATTGACATCAATGTAACTAGCTGTTGCGTTGTTTTCTGTGACTGAAAAGTTACTTACAGGCTTGCTTGTTGTCGATAGATAACTAGGCAAATACATTTCCCAATTACTAAAAGTGCTGGCAGTATAAGTGGAGTCCGTTAAACTAAAGTAAAGATAAGTGGCACTTGATGTGCGACCACTACTCGCACTTGAACCAGTACCACGCAATCGAGTAACAGAGTATCCGCTTGCTTGACCATTAAAAGTTGTTGCTATTACCGCTGTGCCGCCGCTTGAATTGCGAGTTGATGCTTTCAACACCAAATCCGTATAAGTACTCGGAATAGCAGAGAAGGTAACAGATGCAGCAGAACTGCTCAGGACATTGGATGAGATCAGTGTGTAGGTATTAGGCATTTTTTATCCCATACAGAGTAGCGGTTGTGCCAATAGACATATTATTAGCACCGCCACGCATTAATGTAATGCTTGTTATTGCAGAAGTGCTACGCCATAATCCAACTGTCCTATCTGTCACACCTGAACCATTAATATCATTAGAACCAGTTGCTAAATAACTTTTGTATGTACTACCTGCGTAACTCATTATGTCGATTGTTACCATTGCAGGTTGAACAGAGCCGATATTGACATCCATCCCACCAAAATCGGTAGATGTTAAATTATTGTTGTAATTACTACTGGCAGATGTTCCATCCCCACTTATGTAGGTGTACGAATAATTAGAACCTGTATCAGAATTGAACCTGCCTTTAAGCGAGGAACCAGTTGTATCCATTTTACCAACCCATACAACTCTCAAATCAGTATAAGTTGCAGGAATGCTGGAAAAAGTTATGGTTGTTGCCGCACTACCTAAAGTCGTGGTAGCGATTGGCTCGTATGTTGTTGCCATTTAAGCTCCCTTGATTCCGTATAGTGAGAAAACAGTTGAACTATTGTATGCCAAAGATCCATTGTTTATAATTTTTATACTTGTAATTGCTGAAGTTGATAGCCAAACCGCAGAATTAAGCATCATAAATGCTGTGTCTACTCCATTGCCGTTAGTATCTAGTCCAGTAAAAGACCTAACAGTTTTATTTTTTGTAGTTGAGGCATAATCTAAAATGTCCACAATGCCAACTCCATAAGCCGCAACGGTAGTTCCGCCGTTCATAAGGCTATAAGTTGTATTAGGCCTAGTAACGCTGCCAGATGCCCCAACTGTAGTTCCATCGGCATAAATTCTATGAGTTGCATAATTTGTTCCAGAGTCGCCGTTAAATTCTAAAGAAGATGTTCCAGAAATCCCAGCTGCACTTGAAATAGCTCTAATTTGCAAAGATTTGTAAGTGCTAGGGATGCTGGAAAAAGTTAATGAAGTAGCAGAACCAGTACCTACTACAGTAGCAATAGACTCATAAGAGCCAGCACCGCCACCCGCGCCGCCGCTGTCATAGAGTGCAACAATTGAATTAAGCAATGCCGCCCACCACATACCATGTGTCTGTGCCAGTCTTAATGCAAGCTGCTGTTTTGTATTGTGCAAGAGTTGGAGATGCAGGTACTGCACCTGCGCTGAGGACTGTTGTAGTGCCAGAGGTAACAGCAGAGATAGTGCAGACTCCCACACCAATGTTAAGGATTGTCAATACAGTTCCGACAGGGAAGGCAACGGATGCGTTAGTAGGAATCTTGTAAGCAATGGCAGTTGCTTTGTTCATGCTCTCTAATACCTGATACTGGTCTGTAAGAACAGCTGTGTAATCGGCTGTCTGGGCTGTATCAACAGTAAAAGCAGTCAGGCTATTGTACATGGTTGAAGATAGGACATCGCCTGTCGTTGCTGGTAATCCTGTTGGCATTATTACTCCTTAGTAAGATAAAACGCTAGTGCCTATGATACCCGATACTGCCGATCCTATGATGAATCCATCAATGATTGGCTCTGCCGTGGTGTAATTGACTTTCCACGATTGAGGAGTTATCTGATGGTTTATCCCGAAGATCTGAACAGTCTTACTCAGGGTAGTCGAGTTAGGCTGGGTGGTGGTTATTGTAACTGGACTAAAGAAGTCCAAGCTCAATGCTGCTGTCTTGCCTGTGTCGTAATTGTCCTGTTGCAGATCAAGGGTTAGTTCATCCACTCGGATAGAGGTTTCTTGTCTAGAGGCTACGAAGGCAAGGGCGTAATTAAGAGCTTCTGTATCAGTCTCCATGAGAAGTCCAGAAGCATTGTAGGAATGAGTAAAATACTTAGCAATCGATGTGGCGTTCTGTGCAGTCTGGACTGATCCACCTGTGCGAGTGACGGTAGCCTTGTTATAGATCTGAGTATCATCAAAGACCCACTTAACATTGTTATAGCCAATTGCTGTGCCGTTGTCATTAAATACCGTAGGAGTGGCTGCTACAGAGGCTGTAGTGACCGTACGATCTTGAAAGACTGCCCTACCCTGTCCATCCATGTAGAAAGCACCATACTCAGTCTGTGAGACCGTCTGAAGGGCGTTAAGGGCTGTTCGCTGCGTTGCTGGATCTGCCTGACAAGTAGTAAGTCCTGTGTCAATATCGCGCATAGAGTTTGGCCAGCCGATACTGTCAAGAATCCTAGTAATGCGTGTGCCTGTTTTCTCACCAGCAACTGCACCAGGTACTGTAAAGAACTGGGCGTTCTGGAATAGACGGAATCCATCGACTGCTGTGACTGTTGTATAGACAATGTCACCATCAAACTTAGGAGTGGTCGTATTGTACGCAGTTATGTAGCCTGCAAAGATAGGGTAATTTACGCCATTCCAAGTAGCAGTGATCGAGATCTTACGCATAGGACTTAGATAGGTGTAGTAAGGACTGGCTGGGTTCTGAGGATTGAAGTTACCGTTTTGATCCAAGATGCGGATTGAAGCTGTGCCTGTGTTGAATTGCTCAGCTGATAACTGCCGTCCTCGATTAGTCTGGACTGAATCTAAAAGGTTAGAGACATCAACAATAAGGCTGGTTGCTGAATTAGAAAATACATCCGTACCACCTATTTTGGATGATCCGATAATAAACGGGTAGCCAAAGGTTGCTCCTGTTGAGAAGTCAATTACTACCTTGATGACTGGTCTAGCCATTATAGAGATCCAGCAGTTGTTATGTAATCTCCACGCTTGTTCAGTCTAATAAGTGAGTCTTGGATGAGGTTAGTTAGTTCATCTGGATTGGCAACAGTGTTGGCATAAACATTGACTGAGTAATTGTACTCTCGACCATTAGCTCCAATGCCTGAGATCATACCTGTACTAGGTGTGAACTCTTTAAGGTTAGGCTGTATCTGAGTAAGAATTCCACCAAGTGCTGCAACATTGGCATTAGTTTCTGCAATAGTTGTTGCTGGAGTCAAAGCTGCTGCGCTTGGAGCTGCGCTTGGCTTGGCTGCTGGAGTTGTTTTAGATCCAGTAGACGCTAGGTTGATAAGTCCAAGCAAGCGTAAAGCTTCATTTAGGTTAGCAAGGTTAATAAGATCCTTAGGCACTAATGATTCAAGCAATGATTTGATGTCTAGCAGTTTAATGTTCTGCATCCCTAACGCTCCCAAGACTTTAAGATCTGCATTAAGTTTATTAGTTGCAGCCACAATCGCTGCTTCATCCTTAGAGGCAATTGCATCTTCTAGGGCAAGGATTGACTTCTTGACATTTAATCGAGCAGTGTCATTAGCAATTTGCAAGACTTGTGATGAAGTAGTTGCCTTGCCTAGTTGCTCGGCCTGATTAGTTAAAGCTGCTGCAATCTGAATCTTGTCCATGTCAAAGATCTCAGTGCCCTTATTTAGTGCAAGGTTAGCCTTGTCGATTGCTGCCTGTAACTTCTTGTCTTTAGTGATCTTACTTTGAGCAGCCGCTTGTTCTTTTGTGAGTTTAGTAATTTGTGCTTGCTGCTTAATTTGTACCTGACCAGAAATAGACATCCCTGTGCTAAAAGGTCTAGGTTGCTGCTTAAATTCCTCAAATGCATTTATTAAAGTTTTGATGCCTAGCGGATCACCGAAAGTTTTACCTAGCAACGATGTAAGTAATGAACCACCGGGAATCTTCTTTAGTTCATCTATAAAGTAAGCTGCGCCAATCGTGGCGTTTTGTAATTTGATACCAAGTTTGTCTATCTCAGAAGTTGTCTTAGCAAGTCCTTCTTGACCATTGAGAATGTTTAAGGCTTCGATTAAGCCAACACCGATAGATTCCTTAAAGTTTTCAGTAGCAACTGCGAGTTTATCCATGGAACCTTGATAACTGTTTGCCGCTGCTGTTGCTGATCCAGCGAAGGTTGCAGATAACTGATCAGTAATTTCCTTGAAAGATTTAGTTTTGAGATCTGCCTTTGAGATACCTACTTGTAAGCGAGAAAGTGCTGTGTTGTTTCCTAAGAAAGCACGGCTTAAGGCTTTTGTTACTGTGCCCAAATCTAAAGAATTTGCGGCACTTACATCTAAGGCAATACCCATTAAGCGTTGTGCTTCGGCAGAATCGCGTGTGGCTATCGCTAGGGTCTGGTAACTTGGACGAAGGAGATCATCGACAATGCCGAACTCGCTTTGCAGTCTTTGGATGTAAGCCTCAGAAGTTGCTGCATCTCTGCCCAGACCGACATTTTTTAGAGCAAGTGCTAATTGTTGTTGTGCTTTCTGATCTGCCGCTGCGGCTTTAATTGAAGCTTTACCAAAGGCAAGAATTTGAGTGGTGCCGTAAGCAAGACCTATTGCGCCTGCTAACTTCTTGACACCGCTAGTTAGTTTTTGTGTGGCACTATCTGCCTGCTTAAACGCTTTGGCACCTGTGAACTCGGATGCAATGTCAATGACTATGTTTGCCATGATTAACCTTTCACCGATGCTCTAGCGTTGAGTTTGTTAGCGGCATTTGTTATTGCTTTTAGAACTGCATCTCTAGCCTTGCCATTGTTTTCTTCATAAGCACGAAACAAAGCACGGCCTTCCATCTTGCCATCGCCCTTCATACTTTGACTAAACTTGCTGTTCTGATTCCGCACAAAGCGGCTGTCTGGAGTCTTACGGCCCATAGTTTCATAGATCGCTCCAGCTGCGCTTTTGTTAAACACGCGAGCAAGGGATCTAAAGCCTCTGCGATTGGCTTTGGATGGTGTGGTCTTGTAACTTATTCCAGCCTTAGCAATCTTGGCATCATAAGAAGGGAAACGAGCCTGTGAGTTTTCTCTAGCCAACCATCCGCTTAAGACTGATCCATTATCAGGAAGATAACCTTTAGCAGATTTTGTGATCGGCTTTAATGCAGCAGCTACTTCTTTCGGCAATGCCTTAGCAAGATCTGGAGTGAATTGGCGTAGAGACTTTCTAAGAGCGACCGCGCCCTTTACGCTTGCTGGCATCGCTCACCTCTTTCGCTTCATCTTTGAGACCTTGAACTAGAGCATCTAGCATGGTCTTATCTAATTCCAATAACTGCTGTGGCGCGATTCCCAACCTAATGCTTAGCCTAGCAATTAGATAGGTGAATGGAAGATCGCGCTTTAAGCTAAAGGGTCTGAGTCAAGCACCTCAACACTTTTAAGTGTCTCGATGAAGTCAATCCCAAAAGGCTTAACAGATTCACCTGCTCTGCGTGTTACTTCCCATGCCAACCAATAAACATCCGTCTGCTTTTCCTCATCGCGGAAAGCCTTGTGGAAACCCTTTTTAGCGTATTGCTCAAACGCGTACTCCACTGCTGGAGTGATCTCGCCTTCTAGCACGCTTCCATCTGTACGAACGATCTTTAGTTTTGCCATGGTTTGCCCCTTTGTTTAGTTTTTTAGAATGTGCCTGTGGTGGCTACTGCAATTGTTGAATTGCATGTAAATGTAATTGACTGTGTGCCAATATCTGCAACAGCACCATTGATGTCTGTTGTGTTATTGACTAGCAATGAAACAGTATAAAGAGGGTTAGTCGCTGAGACTGCTGTTCCCTTTGTCTGTAGAAATACAGCTGTGACTGTTGTTCCCCATGCTGCCTGTAGTGTTGCCAATACATTTGCTGATGCTGTGTCATTTAGGAAATCAATAGTTATAGTAGATGCTTCCAAGCCTTTTACGAACTTGTGTGCTGAGTCACCCATTGCAGTTACTTCTAGCTCATCGAATGTGCGGTTGATCGTTACTGCTGTGACATGGTCTGAAAGATCGACTGAGTTGATCTTCACGCCCACATTATTGTTTAGAAATACAGCCATGAGATTATTCCTCGTCTTTCTTAGTAGTTGCTGGCTTTGGTGTTGCTGGTGTTACCTGCCCGATCTTGATCAGGAAGGCTTCGTTTTCTTTTTCCCACTCGGACATTTTAACTCCAACTCGTAAGGATTGATACGGACATCTCACAGCTGAGTAGGTCACCCGAAGCAGCATTGAGAATACTTGGTGCGCTGATTGCGCTTACATTATAGACCAGAGATGATGCTGCGAGCTTAGCGAACACGCCACA